CGCGCAACGTGGCACTCGTCAAGCTGGAGGAAGCGATGTTCTGGGGCAACGCCGCCATCGCCCGGGAGATCAGCGCGAAGGCAGACCAGTGAATGAGGATGAAGCCTACGTTGAGATGATGAGGCGGTTCGATACCATGCACAAAGGGGCCGCCGGGCTCTGCCGCAAGATGATCGAGAACACCCTCAAGCTCGAGCTCCATCCGAAGATGGGCATCCTGGCGATGTACCACTTCATGCGCTTTCAGGTGCGTGAGAATTTGAGGCGCGGCAACTTCGACATCGAAGACATCAAGATGAGCAAGGCAGCCTTCGACATCATGGCCGGTGCCCACGAACCCATTGAATACGAGGTCGGCCCCGAGAGCGGCTTCGTGGAGGTCATCAAACATTAAGGTGCTCGATCTGTTCAGCGGCATCGGCGGCATGACGCTTGGGCTCGAGCGTGCCGGCATGAAGACCATCGGATTCTGCGAGAGCGATGCCTTTTGCCGGCGTGTACTTCAGAAGCATTGGCCGAACACCGAAATCCACGATGACGTGAGGACACTTGATGGTCGAGCCTACCGAGGAACAATTGGCCTTGTTTGCGGAGGATTCCCTTGCCAGCCCTACAGCCTTGTGGGCGAACGAAGCGGCGATGGCGATTACCGTGCCCTCTGGGGAGAGATGCTTAGGGTTGTTCAAGAATCAGGGCCCGCTTGGGTCATTGGTGAGAATGTTGTTGGTCTCGAAACAATGGGCCTCGATCGTATTTGCGCTGACTTGGAGCATGAGGGTTACGCCCTACGGATATTTGATCTTCCAGCTTCGGGCGTCGGCGCACGACATGAACGTCGCAGGCTATACATCGTTGCCCACTCCTCTGGCGAGGGACTTCAAAGATTCGGAAGCGCCGGTGTATCGGGACGGGGTGCAGCAGATGGATACCCTTGGGAGAGTGCTGGGTGGTACGCCGCACCCCGAATTTGTCGAGGCGATGATGGGATTCCCGATCGGGTGGACCGACTTAGAGCTCTAGGCAATGCGGTAGTACCGCAAGTGGTCGAGGTGATTGGCCGCGCGATCATGGAATGCTGATCCACATCCTGCGAGCTCCGTACACCGTCAATTGGGATGTCGAGGGTATCCTCGCATCGCTCGACAAGTACGAGCTCCGCTTCGTTCGCGGGCGTATCTGTGGGGGATGCGAGGTGCGTCTCGACTACGCCGGGTGCGGTACCTATGGCGGAATGCCACCGTGCTCGCAGCACGTCAGAGCCAGGCGCCTCGAGAATCTGCTGGCCACCTACAAGCCTCGACTGACCCGGAGAAAGAAGCGATGAGCAAAGATTACGAATGCCGCGTGAGTCACGTCATTCAGAACGGAGAAACTACGATATCCGTAAAGTGCCGCGTCGGCCCGCCCTACCGGGGCGACATGGCGATAACGGTGAAGCGGGCGAAACGGGCAGAGACGGCGGTCATGCGGGCACTCAAATCGTTTCTGATATTGGACTGACTTCCGGCCCGAAGCGCGGTTGCTTCCGATGCGGTATTCGGAGCGGATGGAGGGAGGGATAGATGGCTGACATCGTCGAGCTCTACCCAAAAGGTGACTATGTCGCTTGGTGCCCAGAGTGCCGCTGCACCGAATGGGAGATTCTGATCGATGGTATTGGCGATGAGTGGGAGAACATCACCGGCACGCGCTGCGTTGACTGTGGTTTCGTGGTGGATTGGATAGTGGGCCATCGCAGCCATGAGGGCGATGATGGCTGAAGCCGCAATCGCCGAAGAGGTCGAGGTCTTTCAAAAGCTGAAGGATGACTTCGCATGGTACGCGCCGCGGTGCTTGAAGATCCGCACCAAGGACGCCGGGTTGCAGCGTTTCGAGCTCAACAGCGCGCAACGGGTCATCCACGATATCGCCGAGAAGCAACTGGCCGACACGGGCCGGGTGCGCATCATCGTGCTCAAGGGCCGCCAGCAGGGAATGTCCACCTACATCGAGGGGCGGTTCTATTGGAAGACCACGCACCTCAAAGGTCAGCGCGCCTACATCCTCACGCACGAAGCCGACGCGACTGCCAACATCTTCGCGATCGTGGCACGCTATCAGGAACACTGCCCGCTCGAGGTGCGCCCGCACACCGACCGCGACTCAGGCAAGGAGCTCAACTTCGATGGCCTCGACAGTGGATACAAAGTCGGCACCGCCGGAACGAAAGGAACCGGGCGCTCGAGCACCATTCAGTTTTTTCATGGTTCTGAGGTCGCGTTCTGGCCCCATGCTGAGACTCATTCGGTTGGCGTTATGCAGGCGATCCCCGCCACCACCGGCGAGGTCTTCCTCGAGAGCACCAGCGACGGCATGGGCAACTATTTCCACAAGACCTGGGTGCAGGCCGTCGCCGGGCTCAATGGGTTTGTAGCCGTGTTCATCCCGTGGTTCATCCAATCCGAATATGTGCTGGACTTCCCCGAGGGCACGCGGCTCGACGATGACGAGCTCGAGTATCAGGAGCTCCACGAAGTATCCAGCGGGCACATGCTGTGGCGCCGGATGAAGATATCCGAGCTCCCACAGGGCGCCGATCAATTCAAGCGCGAGTACCCGGCCACGCCGCAGGAAGCATTCGAGAGCGCCGGCTACCGTCAATTGATACCCACCGAGCATGTGGCGCGCGCGGTTGCCAACATGAAGATGGAGCCGAGGATCGAGCCCCGCGGGCCGATGGTGATGGGTGTGGACCCGGCGCGCTTCGGCGATGACCGGCTCGGCATTGCGCTGCGCCAAGGCCGCGTGGCCTTCGACATCGTGGGCCATGCGCACAAGATGGATCAGATGGAGATCGTGGGGATGGTGCGCCAGATCCTCGACGCGATGCCGATCGACCGCTGCTTCATCGACGAGGGCATGGGCGTTGGGGTCATCGACCGGCTCCATGAGCTCGACTACCGTCAGGTGCAGGGCGTCAACTTCGGCGGCAAAGCGTGGAACCAGATGGCGTACACCAACCGGCGAAACGAAATGTGGCAGGAGATGGCGGCGTGGTTCGACGATGAGTATGTGCAACTGTTCACGCCGGCGGTGGACAACCTCGAGGAGAAGATCGCGGCGGTGACGATGGATCTATGCGCCGCGGAGTACAAATTCAACTCGCGCAATCTGAAAGTGCTCGAGGAGAAGGACGCCACCAAGGCCCGGCTGGGCCTGTCGCCAGATCTGGGCGATGCGCTCGCGTTGACATTCGCCGAGCCGGTGGCGGAATATTGGGGGGAACACACCGGCCCCAAAGATCAGGGGCGCGATAAACGCACAGGGTATTGATATGGCCCACAAGCACGCAGGCTCAGATCCGAGCACGCATCGCCTCAGTCCAACCGCCAAGAAGATCATCCAGAACAGCAGGCGCGTCGCGAACATCGCCCGCGATGCGAAACTCCCGCACCGTCACCGGCCGAAGCAAACCGACGAGGGCTGGTGATGCCCAAGACCAAGGCGAAGACCAAGGCCGGCAAGCTGCGCAAGGTGGCCGCGGTGATGCGTGAAGCCAAAGCCGGCAAGCTGCGCAGCGGCAGCGCGAAGGGCCCGGTGGTGACGAATCCCAAGCAGGCCATCGCGATCGCGCTCTCCCAGGCCAAGCTGTCGAAGCCGAAGCGCAAACCGAAGAGGGCGAAACGCCGTGGCTGAAGCCAATCTGCTCGAGCTCCAAGAAGACGCCATCGCCGAGGTCGATGTCGATTCCGACGTGATGCCCGACGGCGCCGAGGCCACCGTCAGTGGCATCGAGATCATCGATCAATTGGACGAGGGCAACCTCGTTGACAAGCTCGAGGATCTCGAGCTCGGTGCGCAGGGCGTCGCCTATCAGGTGACCTCGCTGTGCGACGAAGCCAAGATGACCATGGGCCCCTGGCTCGCCGACTACAAGCGCGCGCTCGATCTCGCCAAGCTGGTACCCGAAGCGGAGAAGAAAACATTCCCCTTCGAAAACGCCTCGATCGTGATGATGCCATTCATCCTCGAGACGATGCTCGACTTCCACAGCCGCACGGTGCCCGAGCTCGTCTGGGCGAAGCGCGTTGTGGCCACCAGAATCTATGGCCGCGAGACCGAAGAGAAAACGCAGCGCGCCGACCGCGTCTCGGACTACATGAACTTTCAGATCTCAGAGGAGATCCCCTACTGGCGCCCGCAGCAGGACAAGCTGCTGCTGGCATTGCCGTGCGTCGGCACCGGCTACAAGAAGACCTACTACGACGCCGACGATAAGCAGATCCAGAGCGAGCTCCTGCAAGGCGATCAAGTCATCTTCAACATGGACTTTTGCACGTTCGAAGAGGCGCCGGATAAATTCGTCGAAGAGGAATACACGCGCAACGAGGTGCTGACCTACATTCGCGGCGATCAGCAGTGGAAGCTCGACGAGGACGAGCTCCCGCTACAGCGCGACCATCCGAAACCGTTTGAATTCATCCGCGCCTGGACGTGGCTCGACCTCGACGATGATGGGCTCACCGAACCCTACGAGGTGGTGCTCTACAAAGAGACCGAGACCGTGGTCAGCGTGTACCCGGCCTATGACGAAGACGAGATCACCACCAACGAGGATGGCGAGATCGTCAAGGTGAAGATGTTGGAGATCTTCACGCAGTATCGGTTCCTGCCAGATCCCGAAGGCGGCCCGATGGGGCTCGGCTGGGGCATCCTGCTCGGCGATCTATTCGACGCGATCAATACCAACATGCGCCAGATGATCGACGCCGGCACGCTATCGAACCTTGCCGGCAACTCTGGGCTGATCGATGCGCAGATGAGCGGCGGCAGTGGCCGCGGTAACCGTCAGCAGTCAGGACCGATCGAGGTGCGCATGGGCGAGCTCACGCCGGTGACCACCGGGGGCAAGCCGCTGGGTCAATCGGTGGTGCAATTTCCGTACAGCGGGCCGAACACCACGCTCTTCCAACTCCTCGAATACTTGGTGACGCAGATTCGCAACATGACGAACAGCGCGCTCAACATGGAGACCAACAGCCAGGAAGCCGCGATGATGTATCTCGCGCGCTTGCAGCAGGGGCTGAAGGTGCCGAACAGCATCGTGATGCGTGTCTACGATGCGGCGAAGGACGAATTCAAAAAGATCGCGGCGCTCAACTTCAAGCACTACAGCAACTCGAAATACAACTGCGTGGTGCAACTGACGCCGCCGCCCGAGCCACCACCGCAACCGCAACAGCAACAGCCCGAAGGGCAACAGGGCAACCCGCCCGGGCCCGCCGTCGGTCCTCCCCCCACCCCAGAAGGTCAGCCGCCGCAACCTCCAGTGCAAGCGGCTGCCCCGGCGGCGGCGCCCGAACCCGAAGAAGCCGACATGCGCGCCGACTTCAACCCCGACGATTGCGACATCCGCCTCGCCACCGATCCCAGCCAGGGCAGCGACATCGAGCGCCAGCAGCGTGCTGACCTCGTACTACAGGAAGCGAAGACGCAGCCGCAGCAGATACTGAATCTGCGCGAGGCCTACATGAACTGGCTCGAGGCGTTGAACGTGGCCGACATCGAGGGCCTCGCACCGCCGCCATCCAACGAGCCAGACCCGATGCAGAAGTTGATGATGGCCAACATGCAGCGCGAGGCCGAGCTCGCCCAGAAGGAGATGGACATCCGCGAGGCGCGGTTGAATCTTGACCAGCAGAAGGAGACGTTGAAGGCGATGCGCGAAGGCGCAGAGTACGGGCTGAAATTCGACAAGACCGAGGCCGACATCATGCGCCAGTACGCCGAGGCCTTTAAGGCGCTGTGGGAGATCGGCATGGCCGGCGAGAATCCCGTGCAGACCGTGAAGGACATCGAGGCGGCCCTGATCGATCGGGCCGATAGCGCGCCGCCACCTGTTCCACTAGAATCGCCGCGACCGAATCCGCCGCCGACCGGGGGGCAGACGCCCCTGTAGGAGCCGACTCTTGGCGAAAGAGCCGTTAGAGTTTCCGCAGATCACCGATTCCCAGATGGACATCTGGCTCGTCAGCCCCGTTACTAAAGCGTACCTACGCTGCCTCAAGTGGAAGGCCGACGATCAACGCGACGCGGTCGGCACCGGGGTACTCGTTGACTCATCCAACGCCGACATGACGCACGCGCTCATTCACCGCGCGCTTGGGCAGCGCGACGGCTTCGCCGAAGCCGGCGAGCCCGAGAAGCTGCTCGATTTCTACAAAATGATTTTTCGCCCACCACCACCTGAAGAAGAAAAGGAAGCCGCCGATGGCTGAAGATCCGCTGGCCGAAGAGCGCCAGAGGGGCATGGAGATCCCGCTGGCCGAAGAGCGCCAGCATCAGGCGCAGGTGCTTGCACATCAGGTGTTCGCCGCAGCGCGCGACCTCCTGGCCAACGGCATGCTGCAAGCCGTCGGCTACCGGGTATGCGTGAAGCCGCTCGAGGCCATCATCGTGATGGACCCGGCGATGGCCGAGCAGCATCCAACGCTCGCGGAGTCTGATTTTCAAGTGAAGTCGGTGAACGAACGCGAGCGCGAGGAGCGCGGCGAGAATCACGGCGTTGTGATCCACATCGGGCCCGTGGCATTCGAGCGGCTCGGTGGGCGTGAGGCGTGGTGCGACGAGGGCGACACGGTGGTTTTCTCGAGATACGCCGGCACGCGCGTTGAGCATCCGCCCGGGTCAGGAGTGTTCTACCAACTGATGAACGATGAAGACATTTTCGGAAAGGTGATCTGATGGCTGAATCCAACGCGGCAGGCTTCGACATCGAGAAGGCCGAGCGCGAGTACAACAAGGCGCGAGCCGATGTCGCCGAGCCCACCGATGACGAGCTCGACGATGGCGTCGATGGCAACGAAGCGCCGCCGGGATTTCTGAGTTTTCAGGAGTACACCGCGCAGGGCGGTGATCCCGATATGTACCGGGGCCGCAAGGCCTTTGAGAGCGAGCATGAGCGCATCGAGGAGAACAAGCGCCTGCGCAAAGACATCAAGGGCTTTCAGAACACCGTGCAGCAGACCATGGACGCGGTGAACGAGTGGAAGGGGAACGAGCGCACCAAGATGCGCGACGAGATCGAGGCGAGCCTTCACCGGGCCATGGAGGACGAAGACCCGCAGGCCGCGATCGACGCGCAGAAAAAGCTCGATGCCATCGACGATACGCCGGCGGTGCAGCGGCCCGAACATCCGATGATCACGGAGTTTCGATCAGAGCATCCGCTGCTCGATGAGAGCAGCGATGACTTCGACGTGGAGCTCAACGCGGACGTTGAAGCATTTTTCAACAACATGGCCACGCAACTGAGCCAGGGCAACCGGCGCGAGCTCACCGATGGTCAGGTCACGCGGGTGCTGCGCAAGGCGATGAAGGATGCCTTTGAGCTCCGCATCGAAGCATCCGACGAGGTGGACGACGTGGACGATGACAAGCCAACCCCCGGCGAGAGCCCGCGCAATACCCGAGGCCGCGGCAAGGCGGCGCCTAAGCGCCGAGCTCGGCAGCAGCCGGCCAAACCCAAGGCCGAGGCCTTCGTGCTTGAGCACCCCATGAACGAGCGCCAGACTCACGCCGCATCCGAGGTGCGCGACACGATCAGGGAGAAGTCGATCGACGCTGGCCGGAAGGCGGGACTCAGCGATGCCGATGCCAAAAAGCGCGCCGATGAGGACGTGCAACGATTCGAGGAGAGCCTATTCAGATGAGCGAACCAGTGGGACCAACATTGCCGGCACCGGACAAAAAACCAGCACCCTCGACGGAGAAGGAGCTCGACGAGCGCACCGCGGTGCTCGAGGCCCGCATCGCGGAGCTCGACGAACGTGAGGCGAACATGCGTGCCGAATTCGAGCCGCGGCCCGAGCGTACATCGATCGACGAGCTCGGAGCTCGCACCGAGGGCCAGAACCCCAAGGCCGTGCGGCGCGACATGGGCCGCGCCAAGCGCCTGGATGCTGACAAGTACATCGAGATCCATCAGGACAAGACGCTGATGTGGATCAACGATATGGACGGCGACGTGCAGCGATGGCTCGACGAGGGCGCCGAGCCGGTGCCGGTGATATCCAAAGCCACGCGCACATTCGAAGGTCTCACCGATACGGTGGAATCCAAGTGGGTGCGCTCTATCGGTGGCGATGACGGCCGCGGCGGCCATTTCTGGGTGTATCTGCTGATGATCGATCCCGAGGTCTACCAGCAGATCAAGATCGATCCCGAGCTCGAGCGTCAGGCCGCGATCCGCCGCTCGATACAAGCCGGCGTCGATCAAAGCAAGTACGGCGAAGGACCGAAGCTGCCGAGCTACGCGCCCAATTTGCCCACCGGTGGCCGTGGCCTCGACATCCAGCAGGAGACGGTTGAATAGACAACGGATTTTGCCGGTGCTATAAATCCCGGCGAACACACCGCGCTTCGAAAGAGAGGCGCAGCCTGCCCCTAGAAAGATAGGCGCGAGCACAGGAGGTATTTTGACATTCATCTAGGGGAGGCCAGACGATGGCATTCGCTCCGATAGGAACCACAGACGGCTCAGACTGGCACGGCAAGATGCGTGAAGTCGAAATTGGTGCCGGTGTGGCGAACACTTTTCTCGGCGACATGATGGCCCTGTCCGGTACCGGCTCTGCCGATGGCCGCGCAGAGGGCGTCATTCTCGGAACCGCTGGCGACGCTACCGCATTCGGTGGCGCTGGTGGCAGTACCGATCTCGCCGGCGCGGTGGTTTCTTTCACACCGGACTTCACCGACGAAGGCACACTCGTTCGCAACTTCCACGCGACGGGCACAGCGCAACTCGCCAAGCTGGTCTATGGCTCGCAAGTGGTCTACCAAGCCGAAGCGATCACCGCGCTCGCAATCACCGACATTGCAGCCAACCGCAACATCGCGCTGGGTGCTGGAGGTAGCCTGATCACCGGCATCGGCACGCACGGGATCGGTGCGGCACCGGGCACACCGGATCTGGGGCAGCTTAGGATCATCGGCGCATCGCGCGAAGAGAATGATCTAGGCGTGGCAATCACTGCTGTGGGTGCGGTCTGGCGTGTGAGGCTCAATGCTTCCATCGACCAGCAACGTACTGACGGCGCATAAGGGAGCATGCAGATATGCCAGCGCCAGTAACAATCACAACCCAGGGCTCAGAGGCCCGGCTGTTGCAGGAAGGCATCAACGCCATTGCAACGATCGAGTACCGCGACTATCCGATGGAGAAGGATAAGATCTTCACCGCGGAAGGCAGCGAGAAAGCCTACGAGCTCGACGTGTCACTGTCCGGTACGGGCTTTGCGTCCGAGAAGCCGGAAGGCACGTCAATCAACTACGATTCCGAGAAGCAGGATTTTGCGACCACCTACACGCATATCGTGTACGCGCTGGGCACCATCATCACGATGGAAGCGCAGATGAATAACCTGTATCGGGATCTCATCTACAAGTCCGGTCGCATGCTGAAGCGATCGCTCGTCCACACCGACGAGCAGGTAGCAGCGGACGTGATCAACAACGGCTACAACGTGCTGTTTCCTTTGGGCGACGGCCTGCCGCTGTTCTCCACTGCTCACATCTTGGGCAAGGGTGGGACGTTCAGCAATCGCTTCGCAGTGTTCACGGCGCTCAGTCAAGCCGCGGTCGAGGATGCGCTGATCGAGATCGAAGACTACCGCGACGGCGCGGGTCTGCTGATCGATGCCAAGGGCGTAAGCCTGCACATTCCGCGTCAGTTGCGATTCGTTTCCGATCGCATCCTGGCATCGCGCTTCGAACCCGATAGCGGGAACAACGCGATCAACCCGGTGGCGCAGATTTTTCCAGAGGGTTATCACGTCAACCATAGGTTCACCAGCGCAACCGATTGGTTCATCAAGACCGACGTGGACGATGGATTCAAAGAGTTCGACCGCATGGATTACACGTTCGATACCGACAACGACTTCGGCACATCGAACTATCGTCACAAGGGGATGTTCTACAAATCCTACGGCGTGACCGATCCGCGGACGGCCTTTGCGTCTGGAACGTAGGGGAGAGAAAAGGGGCGCGCCTTCGGGCGCGCTTCATGCTTCGTGTCAGTAGTGCTTTCAGCCGCGGTGCAAATCCGCGGGGCACACACTAGGAGGACTTCATGTCCAAGGCTCGCTCGACTCTTTTTCCGAATGGCGTAAGCAACGCGACGCCGCTCTCATTCGAGGGATTGGCGAATCTACGCTTCGATGATCCCACCAAGTACCACAGCTTCTGGGATGACTTCGATCGCTACAACGTCACCACCGGTGAGGATTGGACGATCACCGCGACGGGTGCCGGCGTCGATGACGTGGCCGACGGCGATGGCGGTCTGCTCGTTCTCACCAACGCGGCAGCCGACAACGACTCGCTGTTCGTGCAGAACCGCGTCGAGACGTTCTTCTTCGAAGTGGGCCAGGAGCTCTGGTGGAAGTGCAGATTCCAGGTGGACGATGCAACGCTCGCCGATGTGATCATGGGATTGTGGATCGCAACCGCGACCGATCCCATCGACACACCGCCCACCGATGGCA